AGGAAACCCTATTTACCAAAACATTCGCCGGCTGGGCTAAACGAATTGAAGCTGGTGGACGAGTTCTGATTAAAAAACCAGAATACTTCTCATCCTGTATGAAGGAAGAGTTGCGCAGGCTTGTGTGAAAGTAGGAGTAGAACCGTACTTATCCCCAGTCACTCAGCGAGCTGTATGGCTGGTCGTGCATTCAATTCTACTAAAAAAGGGGCTTACATGTTCCGAGTATCGCCTTTAAAATTAAGTTGTTAACTGAAAAATGTCAGTTGATACCATAATTCCCATCTCTCTATACTAGATAAAAAAACTGGCCCTAAAGGTATGAACCACAGACAAGCAAAACAAAAGGTGCTGTAGGAGTTATGAAATCAACTCATCACGACATCCTTTTAGAATTCTTTAGGGTGCATTTGTGCATCGTGTTCGACAGCCATTCCTACAGACCCTTGTGTATTGCAGCTTGTATTGCAATAAGATAAATACGGTCAGGTCGAATAAGCTTTTATCATTTAAAATCAAGTGCATAGTTTCAGATTTGACTCATGTAGCCAAAGCATGAAGTTAACCCGCAGATGACCCTTCGCCGCCTGCCGGATGAAGATCCACAGAACCTGACAGATCCTGCCTATCGCCGTCGGCGCATCATCCTTCAGAACATGAAAGATGAAGAGCTGGCCATCGCTCAGGTGGAGGAGAAGCAGGCAGTCTCGGCGGTACTCAGCGGGAAATACACCATGACCGGGGAAGCGTTTGAACCGGTTGAAGTGGATATGGGCCGCAGTGCCGGTAACAACATTATTCAGGCTGGTGCTGCAGCCTGGACTTCCCGCGACAAAAAAACCTATGACCCCACCGATGACATTGAAGCCTATGCGCTGAATGCCAGCGGGGTGGTCAACATTATCGTGTTCGATCCGAAGGGATGGGCGCTTTTCCGTTCCTTTGATGCCGTTAAGGAGAAGCTCGATACCCGCCGTGGCTCCAGCTCAGAGCTGGAAACCGCCGTGAAAGACCTCGGCATGGCAGTCTCCTACAAGGGGATGTATGGAGATGTGGCCATTGTGGTGTATTCCGGCCAGTACATCGAAAACGACGTCAAAAAGAACTATCTGCCTGATATGACGATGGTGCTGGGAAACACTCAGGCACGTGGCCTGCGTACCTATGGCTGTATCCTGGATGCTGATGCTCAGCGCGAGGGTATTAACGCCTCGACGCGTTACCCAAAAAACTGGATTCAGACGGGGGATCCGGCGCGCGAATTCACCATGATTCAGTCAGCTCCGCTGATGTTGCTGCCCGATCCGGACGCCTTCGTGTCCGTCAAGTTGGCATAACTTTCCATTGTGGCCCTTCGGGGCCATTTCTCCGGAGTCATTTCCATGACAGAAAAGAAAAACTGCTCACCCGTCTTAATGAACTGGGCGTGAAGCTAAACCGTGAAGTCAGCACCAGCGGTACTATCCAGGAGCTAACGATGCGTATCGCAGAGCTTGAGGAGGAGCTGGAAGAAGTGGAAGAGGTGGGTAACGGCGAAGACGGTACCAGGAGCGATGACTACAGCACCGCCAGCGCTGCCGGCAGTAATGGTGAAAACATATCGGACGATGATGCTGGCGCCAGTGCGGCAACCGGCGATCTGGTCTGCGTAGAAACGATGGCCACTCTGCATATTGATGCCCTGCATGTCACACGGGATGAGCGAGCCACCATTGTAGAGCCCGGTGTGATTATCCGTGTATCCGACCAGGATGCTGACATTCTGATTGCTCAGGGGCTGGTCCGCGAAGCCTGACAGGAGGCCACGTGGCTGATTTCGACAACCTTTTTGATGCTGTAATAACACAGGCCGATGACACTATTCGACAGTTATTGGGGACGTCGGCAACAGTAATGTCCGGAGCGATTTCTGGCGTCACGTTGAGTGGTGTTTTCGATGATCCGGAAAATAACGGTTACGCCACACCCGGCATCCGTGTCGAGGGAACCAGCCCGTCTCTGTTTGTGAAATCAGCCACGATTGGGCAACTGGCGCGTCTGGACACGCTGGACATCAACGGTAAACCCTTCTGGGTTGATCGTATTGGTCCGGACGATTGCGGCTCCAGCTATATATGGCTTGGTAGTGGATCTCCACCCGCGGATATGCGTCGTCGAAGGGGGTAAATCATGTCTCTGAAGGGGTTGGAGAATGCCATTCATAACCTGAATAGTCTGGACAGGAATATGGTTCCGCAAGCCAGTGCCTGGGCAGTCAACCGCGTGGCGGTCTCGGCGATATCCGCCGCCACTCACCGTGTGGCGAAAGAGGTTGTGGCGGGCGATAACCAGAAAAAAAGGGATCCCTTTCCGGCTGGTGAAACAACGCGTCAGGCTCTGGAAAGCGAGCACAACGGGAAAAAACTATGCTCGTATCCGTGTTAACCGCGGCAACCTGCCCGCTATCAAATTGGGTAGTGCACAGGCCAGGCTGTCCCGGCGCGGCGGAAAACTCCTGCGTCGTGGCAGCGTACTGAAAATAGGCCCGTATCTGTTCCGGGATGCCTTTATTCAGCAGCTGGCGAACGGTCGCTGGCATGTTATGCGACGCGTGAACGGCAAAAGTCGATATCCGATTGATGTCGTCAAAATCCCGCTGGCTTCCCCGCTGACGCAGGCATTTGAAACAGAGAAAAAACGCATGCTGGAGCAGGAGATGCCAAAACAACTGGCGTATGCGCTGAAACAACAATTGAGACTGTATCTGACCCGATGAACAAACACACCCAAATCCGCCAGGCGGTTCTGGCAAAACTCGATGCGCTGTCCGGGACTGCGGTCACCCTGTTCGATGGCCTGCCAGCCTTCATTGAGCCTGAAGACCTCCCCGCGATGGCCGTATGGCTGACTGATGCCCAGTATACCGGCGTCATGACTGATGAGGATGACTGGCAGGCCGTTCTCCATGTGGCGGTATTTCTGAAAGCGCAGGCACCGGATGCGGAGCTTGATACGTGGATGGAGGAGAAAATCTATCCTGCACTTGAGGCGGTCAGCGGGCTGGAAAGCCTTATCGATACGATGACGCCGCTGGGTTATGACTACCAGCGGGACAGTGAAATGGCAACATGGGGCATGGCGGAAATCACGTACCAGATCACCTACACCCACTGAGGAAAATTTGATGAAAGCACCCAATCCACTGGCAAAAACTAAAGGTGCCGGAACCACGTTCTGGCTGTATACCGGGTACGGAGACGCGTTTCACAATCCGCTGGCCGATGATGACTGGCTGCGCCTGGCGGGGATTAAAGATCTGCAGCCTGGTGAAATGACTGCCGATGCGGAAGATGATGATTATCTTGATGATGAAGATGCCGACTGGAAAAGTACCACGCAGGGACAGAAAAGTGTCGGTGACACCACGGCCACACTGGCCTGGAAACCAGGCGAACCCGGACAGAAGACGCTGGTGGAGCTGTTTGACTCCGGCGAGGTCTGTGCCTTTCGCATCAAATATCCCAATGGTACCGTCGATATCTTTCGCGGCTGGCTGAGTTCACTTGGTAAAACTATTACAGCCAAAGAAGTGATGACGCGCACCGTGAAAATCAGCGGGGTGGGACGCCCGGTCCTGGCAGAGGAAGATGCCCCTGGTGTGGTCAACATTTCCGGGGTGACCGTGGCGCCGTTAAATGCGTCGGTTGCTGTCGGGGCCACCACCACGCTGACCTTTACCCTCAAACCGGATGATGCCACGGACAAATCCCTGCGTATCGCTACCTCGGATCCGAAACTCGCCACCGTCACGCAACAGGACAACGTGGCCACTGTCAGGGGGGTAAAAGCCGGTACTGTCACCATCGTGGGGATCAGCACGGATGGCAGCCTTGTCGCCGTGGCCACGGTTACGGTTACTGCCCCTTAATTCTCTTATTCCTGCCCCGGCTCCGGGGCTTGGTGGGAAAAAATCATGTTTCTGAAAACCGATACCTTTACTTACGGTGGTCATTCTGCCGTGCTCAGTGAACTGTCTGCCCTGCAGCGTGTGGATTACCTGATGTTTATTCAGCAGCGCACCGCGGAATATGATGCGCTGACGGACACCCTGCCGGATCAGGAGCGGCAGGTCGCGTTTATGCAGATGGGCGTGGATATCAATGCCTGGTTGGTGTCCCGTTCACTGTGTGAAAGCAAAAAGGAAGAGGATGCCCGTCCTGTATATGACGCGGTCCGCGTGCAATGGTCTTTTGACGCGCTGGGGCTGGGAGCAGACAGAGTTCTGACACTCAGCGGGATGGCGATCCCGGTGGCGGATGATGCCGGTGAGGATGAAGACACTTCTGAGCAGGAAGCGCTGACACCGGAAAAGCCCTGACCCGGGAACTGGCATTTGTGATGCAACTGGCGCGTGAATTCCGGCGTCCCGACTGGCGGCGGATGCTGTCAGAAATAAGTGCGTCAGAACTGGGGGAGTGGGCCACGCATTTTACTGAAAACTGTTTCAGTGATGCCCTGCTCGATGCGGAGTTTGCGACGCTGAAAGCGCTGGTGACCGGGCTGGTGACGGGGGCCGCGCAGGATGCGGACGATTTTCGTCTGTTAAGTGCCTCTGAACCTGTCCCCGAAAAAACTGATGATGAACTGATGCGCCTGGGTGAGGGCATAACCGGAGGTGTCCGTTATGGACCAGATAGCGAACCTGGTCATTGATTTAAGTGTCGATGCCGCAGACTTTAAAAATGAAGTGCCCCGTGTGAAAAAACTGCTGGATGAGGTCTCGGGTAAAACCGACATCGTCACACAGCGGCAAAAAAATCTCATTGAGGCCCTGAAAAAACAGGGGCGTGCATATGTGGACGGGAGTATCGCCGCGTCTGATGCCGGCACGCGTCAGAAACAGGCGATGGTCATGGCGGCGCAGGGTTATGACCAGGTGGCTCAGCGTGTCGATATGACGCAGCGGCATATTGCGGCGCTGAGCCAGAGAATGCAGGAAGAGCGGGCGCAGGCCGCTGCAATAGCGGCAGCCCAGGACCGGGCGAGTGCGGCCTTTTACCGCCAGATTGACAGCGTTAAATCACTGGAACAAGGCCTGCAGCAGTTACAGCGTATCCAGACGCAAATCCGCCAGGCTAAAGGACGCGGTGATATTGCGCAGGGCGATTATCTGGCGCTGGTCTCGGAGGCCGCCGCAAAAACTCGCGAACTCGCCGACGCCCAGGAGCTGGCCACGAGGAAAAAAGCCCTGTTCCTCCGTAGTCTGAAAGAGCAGGTGACCAGCCAGAAGCTTTCCACAACTGAACTTTTGCGGGCGAAAGCCGCAGAACTGGGCGTCAGTAACGCGGCTGATGTCTATATCCGTAAGATGGAGGCGGCGGCCAAATCCACCCATGAGCTGAGCCTGAAAAGCGCGGGTGCCCGTCGCGAGCTGGGGATCCTGGTTGGTGAGCTGGCCCGGGGTAATTTCGGGGCACTGCGCGGCTCAGGTATTACGCTTGCCAACCGGGCGGGGTGGATCGATGCGCTGATGACGCCGAAAGGCCTGGCCCTGGGCGGTATGGTAGGGGGCATTGCGGCAGCGGTCTACGGTCTGGGTAAGGCGTACTATGAGGGCGCGAAAGAAAGCGAAGCGTTCAATAAACAGCTTATTCTGAGCGGGAGTTATGCGGGAAAAACCACAGACCAGCTCAATGAGATGGCGAAGTCGCTCGCCGGAAACGGCGTCACGCAGCACGACGCCGCGGGCGTACTGGCACAGGTAACGGGGAGTGGCGCGTTTACCGGGACCGCCGTGGAAATGGTCTCCCGCACGGCGGCCAGAATGCAGGAAGCGGTGGGGCAGTCCGTGGATGAAACCGTCCGCCAGTTCAAACGCCTGCAGGACGATCCGGTTAATGCGGCGAAAGAGCTGGACAGAACCCTGCATTTTCTGACCGCCACCCAGCTTGAACAAATCAGGATACTCGGTGAGCAGGGAAGAACGTCTGACGCCGCGAAAATCGCCATGTCTGCTTATTCGGAAGAGATGAATAAGCGCATGACAGATGTCCACGACAATCTTGGCTGGGTTGAAAAAGCATGGAACAGCCTGGGCAATGCGGCGAAATGGGCGTGGGATCGGATGCTGGACATCGGTCGTGGAGACACGCTCGATGAGAAAATTGCCGCGCTGCAGAAAAAAATCAATAACAACGGGCTTCAGGTGGGGAAAGCGTTTATTCCGGTCAGTAAGCAGGACCGGGATGAGCTGAAACGCCTGCAAGATGAGAAGTTTCATAACGACCTGCAGTCGGCAAAAGACCAGGCAGAGAGGAATTATCAGGAAACGCAGAAGCGCCGGAACGAGCAGAATGCGGCCCTCGATCGGGAAAACGAAACGGAGGCCATGCGCCATACCCGGGAAGTTAACCGTATCAGTGGCATGCAGTATGCCGATGCGTCAAAACGGAACGACGCTCTGGAGCGCGAAAACGACCGCCATAAAAAGGCCATGGGGAGACAGTCGAAAAAGCCAGCCTACCACAATGATGAAGCCAGCCGGTTGCTTCTGCAGTACAGCCAGCAGCAGGCTCAGACGGAAGGACAGATTGTGGCGGCAAAACTCTCCACCACGAAAAAAATGACGGAGGCGCACAAGCAGCTTCTGTCGTTTCAGCAGCGCATTACCGACCTGTCAGGCAAAAAACTGACGGCGGATGAGAAAAGTGTGCTGGCCCACAAGGATGACATTGAGCAGGCATTGCACGGACTGGATATCAGTCAACGGCAACTGCAGCACCAGACTTCCCTTAATGAGCTGAAGAAAAAAACGCTCACGCTGAGCAGTCAACTGACGGAAGAAGAGCGTAGCGCTGCACAACAACAAGCGCTGACGCTGGCCACCCAGGGAATGGGCGAGAAGCAGCGCGGACGCTATGAGAAACGGCTGAAGCTGCAGCAGCACTACCAGAAGCAACTGGCACAGCTTCAACGGGACAGTCGGGCTAAAGGTACGCTTGACTCTCCGGAATACCGGGAGGCAGAAAGCGCCCTCAGAGTCAGTCTGGAACGGCGGTTATCATCTCAACAAGATTATTACGTACAGCTTGATGCCGCGCAGGAGAACTGGAAAAACGGCGCATCCAGGGCGCTGGATGACATTATGGCCCAGGGAAGCAACGTGGCCGGAATGACCGAACAACTCTTCACCACGGCTTTTAATGGTATGGCTGACAGCATCGCCAGCTTTGCGCTGACCGGCAAAATGAACTTCCGCGGGTTCGCGGTATCCCTTCTGACGGACCTGGCCAAGATGGAGGCGCGCATTGCCGCCTCAAAAGCGCTCGGTGCGCTGATGAACTGGGGGATGAGTGCTATGGGGGGCGGGGCAGGTGCGGCGGGAGCAGGTGCAAATGCCCTGCAGAGTTACGGTGCGGGCTTCAGCTTTAACACCGCCGGAGGCGTTTATCGCTCCGCCGATTTGAGCCGCCACAGTGGCAGCATCGTTAACCGTCCGACGTTTTTTGCCTTTGCAAAAGGGGCCGGGGTCATGGGGGAGGCCGGGCCGGAGGCCATCCTGCCTTTACGCCGCGGTGCTGATGGCAAGCTTGGCGTTGTGGCGACGGGGAGCGGTAGCGTTGCTGCATTTGCCCCCCAGTATCATATCGTTATCCAGAATGACGGGACTAACGGGCAGATTGGGCCTCAGGCACTGCAGGCTGTTTATGATGTGGGTAAAAAAGCGGCCGCTGATTACCTGCAACATCAGGGGCGGGATGGTGGCCGGTTAAGCGGAGTGTACCGTTAATGCGAGTGTTTCACTGGAAAATCAGGCCAGGAATGCAGGTGGATTCAGAGCCTGTCGTGGCTGTCGTGAAGTTCGGGGACGGTTACGAACAGCGACGCCCGGCGGGACTGAACAACAACCTTAAAAAATACAGCGTGACCGTACGCGTCAGCCGGGAGGATGCACAGCAGGTGGAGGCATTTTTATCCTGGCACGGCGGCGTGAAATCGTTTTTATGGACGCCGCCCTATGACTGGCGACAAATCCGGGTGGTGTGCCGGAAGTGGAGTGCCGGGGCTGAGCTGACGAAAACCACCTTTACGGCGACGTTTGAGCAGGTGGCGCAATAACGTTAATTTAATGAGTGGGGGAATAGAGAGATGGTGTCGCTTACATATTTTGAATGGCAATAAATTGTTTCAATTTTTTACATGGAATAGCTTAAAACTTAACATCTGCGAGTGATAGCGTCCCCGCTTATCCACAAAGACAATATTTTTCGTGGATAGTTCTTTTAATGAGGGAAATAAAATGAAAAAAGTAGTGGTGATGTTATCAATGGTAATGCCTGCTGTTATAGCAGCGGGTGCCGCAAATGCAGCAGAAGTTTATAATAAAGACGGAAATAAACTGGATTTATACGGGAAAGTTGATGGTCTACATTACTTTACCAGCAACAGTTCAAAAGACGGAGACAATTCATACGTCCGCATGGGCTTTAAAGGCGAAACGCAAATTAACGATAGTCTTACCGGTTATGGTCAGTGGGAATATCAGTTTAATACCAACCGTACGGAAGACAATAAAGACATGACGGACTCTCCGCGGAGTTTTACACGTCTTGCCTTTGCCGGACTTTCATTTGGCAATGCAGGTTCTTTCGATTACGGACGTAATTACGGCGTAATGTATGATATTGGTAGCTGGACCGATATGCTGCCTGAGTTTGGTAATGATTCCTATGAAAACTCCGACAACTTTATGACAGGACGTGCCAATAACCTGGCTACATACCGAAATCATGGATTCTTCGGGTTAGTTGATGGACTGAACCTTGCTCTGCAGTATCAGGGTAAGAATGACGGGTGTGGTACTGAGTTTACCTGCGGACAGCCTGGCGCTATTCCATTGTCAAATAATGCGCGTGATTTATTTGGTCAAAACGGTGATGGTTTTGGTATGTCTCTGACTTATGACTTCGGTGAGGGATTTGGTGCCGGGGCTGCTTACAGCAATTCAAACCGAACGACTGAGCAAAAACTTGATGGAAATGGCAATAAAGCTGAAGCCTGGACTGCTGGTCTTAAATATGATGCAAATAATATATATCTGGCGGCAAACTATACGCAGGCCCGTAATATGACGGTTGTTGATGGTGATAATTACTCCGGTTTTGCCAACAAAACCGACAACTGGGAAGTTGTAGCTCAGTACCAGTTTGATAATGGTCTTCGTCCATCACTGGCATACCTCCAGTCGCGTGCTCACGATACCTCAGTGGGTGATGCTGATTTAGTGAAGTACACGGATGTTGGAATGAGCTTCGATTTCAACAAAAATATGTCCGCATATGTTGACTACAAAATTAATCTGCTTAAGAACGATAATCCGGTAGGTCTGAATACAGACAACATAGTGGCTACAGGTCTGGTTTATCAGTTCTGACAGAACTGATTACTGGAACAGGCAGAATCGATAACCCTCATTCTGTCTGTATTACTGCTGAGGCACTTTAAAAGTG